AGAGGAATATAGAGTGGCATATATAGGAAGAGAACCAACAATTAACGGAGAGTATAATGGCTTATAGAGTAGTTAAACAATTATCACCAGCACCAACATCAAGTGTTGATAGAGACGGTAATAGCTTTGATGACCCTTGGTGGGTTGAAAGAAATAATATTTGGGTATCTAAACTTAGTGGGAGTAGTGATGCATTATGGCAATATAGCGGTAGTGATGCACAAGCAAACGCCACTACAAAAATGAATGCGTTAACAGGTTCTGATGACACAGGTCGTTTATATAAAGTTGTAGAAGTATAAAAAAAAGTTTATTTTAAAATATTAGGTTATATTTATTATAACAATAAAACTATAAAAAATAGGAGACTATAGTTATGGCTGAAGAAAAAAGTGAACTAAAATTCACAGATGATGAATTAAAATCATTACAAGAGTTACAGACAAAGTATCAAGAAAAACAATCAACATTAGGACAGTTAGCTGTTCAAACTATTTTACAAAATCAAAGAACTGAAACTCTTAAACTTCGCACTCAAGAAGTTGAACAAGAATATCAAACAGTTCAACAAGAAGAAAATGATTTAGTTAAAAAGTTAAACGAAAAATATGGGCCTGGTCAATTAGACCCAGCTACAGGTGTATTTACACCAACCACTTAACATTTTTATTTAAAAAACAGTCTTAAATCTTTATTTTGAAGAGTTTACTTTATACTTATAGTAGTACAAGTAATATGCTTTTACATATAAAAATATAAGATTTTAGGAGAAAAAATATGGCAGAACGAATCGTCTCACCTGGTGTTTTTACACGAGAAAGAGATTTATCATTTTTACCTCAAGCAATAGGTGAAATTGGTGCAGCAATCATTGGTCCAACTAAGAAAGGACCGGCGTTTACTCCAACACAAGTAACTAATTTTCAACAATTTGAAGATATATTTGGAGGAACAGACACGAAATTTTACGTACCACATACAGCAGAACAATATTTGAGAAGTGCTGGTGTTGTTACAATAGTAAGAGTTTTAGGATTAAACGGATATCAAGCTGATACAGTTCAACTTGTAGTACATAGTGGGTCGTATCAAGGTAACACTCCTGATGGAAGTGGGTTTACCGCAACTACCGCAACACAGTCACTAGCTATATTAGCACCTTCACGAGGTTCAAGTGGTATTGGTGATTTAAGTAGTACTACAGCATCGGGTAGTTTTAGTTCGTTTAATTTACAAGTTTCAGGTAGTAATGTCACAGCAGAACCTTATGTAATTTCATTTAGTACACAGAGTGCTACTTTCATAGATAAAGTTATCAGTCCAGATGCACAGTCTGAAAAAGCAGGTGCGACTGATTCATCAGTTTATGTTTATAAAGTATTTGGGGAAACTGCACACTTAAACTTTGGCCTTAATCCAAATACAGGTACTGATAATGCATCAGTAGTTGCTATTAACAATGCAAACGGACTTGATTTTACAGGTGGTGTAAATACTATTAATGGAAAAGGACAAGATGATACATTAAGTGCTTGGACTGGAAATAAATCATTTCAATCAGCAAGAACACCATATCTACAATCACAATTAATTAATGGTACACGATACGAGTTGTTTAGAGTTTATACTCGTTCACATGGTACAGATATGAACTCAAGTTATAAGATTCATATCTTAAACGTTAAAGATGCTGATGATGTAGCAGGTTCAGATTATGGTACATTTGCACTACAAGTAAGAGTTCATAATCCAAATGGAATTGATGATGATGATATAGTACAGACATTTGAATCATTAACACTTGACCCAACAGCAAGAAACTATTTTGCTAAAATGATTGGTGATAGATATGTAGAATCAGATTCAAACGGTAAATTAACATATTATGGTGACTATCCAAATTTGAGTAATCATATTCGAGTAGGTGATTATGGTAGAATGGAAGAAGACGGAGTATTTAAGTACCCAACAAACGTTGTCCCAATGGGACATGCAGCGATTAGTAATACAGTAGCAGGTGGTACTAACATCCCAGCAGCTACATTTCAAGAATTACAAGTCGATAGAAATGGTAATTTTGCTTCAACTATATTTTACGGATTTAAGTACATTAGCCTTGATAATAGACAATACTTAGGTCCAATTCCAAATGCAAGTGCAGTTGGAAATAACATAACAATGTCTCTTGAAGATTTCTTTGGACATACAGATGCAAGTGCATTAGGTAGTACATTTTCAGACGGAACTGAAAAAATTACTTTAGCGTTATCAAATATAGCTCAGAGAAAGTTTACAGTACCAATGCAATGGGGATTTGATGGGGTTAACCCAGCTACACCTGTTCACACAGGACCAAATATATCATCTGATGGTACAAACACACAAGGGTTCGACCTATCAACTTCAACATCAAATGGAACAGTTGAGTATAAACGAGCAATTAATACTGTTAGTAATCCTGATGAATTTGATATTAACTTATTAGCAATTCCGGGTGTTATTCACGGATTACACTCTGCCGTAACAAATCACGCAATATCAAAAGTAGAATCTCGAGCAGATGCACTCTATATAATGGATGCAACAGCGTATGGAGATAGTATTGATACTATGAAAACTGCAATCAAGACACTTGATACTAATTATGCAGCTACATATTATCCTTGGGTTAGAATTATAGACCCAAGTACAGACAGAGGGATTTGGGTACCACCTTCAGTAGTATTACCAGGTGTGATTGCTTACACAGACCAAATAGCTCACGAATGGTTTGCGCCAGCAGGTTTAAATCGTGGAGGTTTAACATCTGTAACAGATGCAAAGACCAGATTGACTCACGCTGAACGTGATGACTTGTATGAGAATAGAATCAATCCAATTGCTTCTTTCCCAGGTCAAGGAGTTGTAGTATTTGGACAAAAAACACTACAATCTAAACCATCAGCGTTAGATAGAATCAATGTTCGTAGATTGTTGATTGCATTAAGAAAGTTTATTGCAAGTACTTCAAGATACTTAGTATTCGAACAAAATTCAGCAGCGACGAGAAATCGTTTCTTGAATGTTGTGAATCCGTATCTAAATCAAGTTCAACAAAACAGTGGTTTAAGTGCATTTAGAGTAGTGATGGATGATTCTAACAACACACCAGATGTTGTAGATAGAAACCAATTAGTTGGTCAGATATTCATTCAACCAACAAGAACAGCTGAGTTTATTGTTCTTGATTTCGTAGTACAACCTACAGGAGCTACATTTCCTGAGTAAGTTTAACTTATAAAGTAGATGTAATGTATAATGAAAAGCCCCGATTTCGATTGGGGTTTTTCTTTTTTACTTAAAATTTGTTTAATTGATATTTATTTATGATAGAAATAAAAGAATTTTAGGAGAAAAACGAATGGCTGTATTAGAACCTTCAGAAATAATGTTTACACCGTTTGAACCGAAAACAAAAAATCGGTTTATTATGTATATAGAAGGTGTACCGGCTTATTTAATAAAAACAGCAACAAGACCACAAATTCAATTTGAAGAAATTGTTTTAGACCATATTAATGTAAAACGATACATTAAAGGTAAAGGTGCTTGGCAACCAATTGAAGTTACATTATATGACCCTGTAGTTCCTTCAGCTGCTCAAGCTGTAATGGAATGGGTACGTTTAGGACACGAATCTGTAACAGGTCGTGACGGTTACTCAGATTTTTATAAAAAAGATATTACTTTTAATATGTTAGGTCCAGTTGGTGATATAGTTGAAGAATGGAAATTAGTCGGAACTTATATCGAAACTGCAAACTTTGGTGATATGGATTATGCCTCAAGTGACCCTGCAGAAATTAGTTTAACACTAAAATATGATTACGCAATCTTACAATTCTAATAGGAGAATACAATGACTGAATGGATAGCAGCAAATTGGGAATACGTTTTAATTGCAATTTACGCTTTAGAAAAAATAGTAAAACTTACCCCAACAAAATATGACGATATCGTTTTCGATATGATTCTTAAACCAATCAAAGAGAAATTCGCGCCGTCAAAATAATTCGTTATTTCGAACAAAACAGTTATATTTATAATTGGTTATTAAAACTTAATTACAAAGGAGTCATTTATGGCTGACTACAAATTCCCTACAGAGGTGGTAGATTTACCATCTAAGGGTTATTTTTACTTTGAAGGTCATCCGCTATCAAGCGGAAAAGTAGAATTAAAGTATATGACCGCTAAAGAAGAAGATATTCTTACTTCTCAAAATCTAATACAACAAGGTACAGTAATTGATAAATTATTAGAAGCTTTGATTGTAGATAAATCAGTTAAAATGGATGATATGTTAATTGGAGATAAGAATGCCATTATGGTAGCAGCTCGTATTCTTGGGTATGGAAAAGATTATGGAATCCAATATGACGGTATAGACCATATAGTAAATTTATCAACACTTGAACCAATAGACTTAGATTTTTCTAAATTAACTAAAGGTCAAAATGAATTTTTATTTGAACTACCGTCATCAAAACGAAAAATTACATTTAAACTATTAAATAGTGGAGATGAAAAGAAAATATCTGAAGAAGTTGAAGCTAGAAAAAAAATATCTAAAGATAATAGTTCAGAACTTACTACTCGATTAAAAAAAATGATACTTACAATTGATGGTAAGTCTGAAAAGTCATATATAAATAATTTTGTAGATAATGAATTTTTGTCCCTGGATTCTTTAGCCTATAGAAAATATCTTGCAACAATCACACCTGATGTAGATATGAATGTGACAGTTAAAGATTCAACCGGAAAGGAACAGGTGATTACGGTTCCGATAACCGTACGATTTTTTTGGCCTGACACCGGAGTATAAACTTCAAATACACGAGGAAATATTTCAAC